ACTGCCCTTAGTGTTCTTTCAAGTGTTGTATCAAATACTTGATAAGCACATCTTTCCAGATATTCCTTAGGACTCATCTCTGCCACAAATGCTTCACCTTTTTCTCTAAGCCCTTCATAATAACTTGTAGCAGTGTCCAACTGAAATCCCTTAAATTCAGTCTTTTCTGTAGGTCGTATCTGTGTGCCCCTGAAATTTTCTATCTGTCGTCTATATGCCTGGTCATCTAACATTTCCATTGTACGATTATACTGTTCACGTTTCTTTGATAGGTTATTTCTTTCTTCCCTTAACTTCTGTTCCTGGTCTTTTAACTGTTCTCCCTTCTCTGTATATTTAGCAAACAATTCTCTTTCAAACCTATCAAATCCAGGCATTTCCTCTTTAGTGGGTATATGCATCTCGGTCTTTAACTCTTCGTTAATACGTTTCATTTCCTCGTCTATTTCATTTTCACGAGTATTGACTTCACTTGCACCATCTAACGCTTCCTGGTAACGTTTATCATCTGTATAACTATCAGTATGTTCACCCATAACAACTTCCTGAACATCTTTGATAGTTTTCACAGTCATTGGGTCAATGGCATTAGCCCTATTAGCTTTTATCTTAGCATTCTTTAAACGAGGAGAAGGCTCAGCAGTATAATGGTCATAGATGGGAATATGTACTCCGTTTCTTGTAAACCAGTATTTGATTTTTCCTTGTCCTTTCATAATCGTCCACCTCACTACCATTAGTATATAACATTTTTCCGTTTATATACATAAATGTTTTAACGTTTATTTCTTATAAGGTTTTGTCAACACAATCACCGTTTTTTTCCTTTTAAATTAACAATTTCCACCCACTCTTTCTTTCCTTTGTACATTTCCCAGGTCATTATAGCATCATAACCGTCCTTCATAATAGCATTGGAGAGTGCTTTCTTTTTCTTTCCACCATACATATCAGAAAGGTCTTTCTTCCACCCTTTAGAATCAGTGCTTTTATGCTCTAACACTAACGGCTTTTTAAAATGTATTGTACCATACTCATAATTAGGTTGGTCTATTTTGTGCTGACCTTGGAGAGTGTCCATGCTCATATACTCGCCTGCTGGCTCTATATCTTGACCAAAGTCCATGCCTTTAATCTTTTGTGTATTGTTCTTAATATGTACATAAGTCATAGTGATACTACCATCAGCATTTTGTTTGTTGATTTCCTCTCCAACACCGAACACTTCCTTACCGTTTTTATCTTTTACAATAGGAAAATGCTTACCATTTACTGTTACCCATCTTATAATATTAGACTCGTCCATCATGCGTTTCCTTTCCTCTTCCAATAGTCCTCTAAGCTATATCTTGCAGCATCGATACAGTGATTATTTTCATCTGGAAATGCGCTTATAAAATTTCCATCCTTGTCCTGTTCATATTCATACTCTGTAAACTCTTTCCAAGTATTAGGACATTCCCTTCTATCGATGTATATATGATTAAGTCCCTGAAACCATCTTATTGAATAACGTACACTGTCAGGACCCTTATCTGCTCCTCTTACAAAGCTACCAAACGCTTTAAAGTCCGCAATACTCTTTGGCTCGGCACTATCACAAGTCATTAACTCATCTTTCTTTAACAGCTTTTCTTCTTCGTACAAATAATCAAATATTTCCTTGTTTCTTTTTTGATGTAAATATGCTTCTTTGAATATGTACACATCATGATGATTTCTATCATAATGTAGTCTGACATAAGCTGTCGGGTCTATTGCAAAACCCCAGTCAAGTCCATTATGTATATTATCAAATGTCTTGAGCAGTGGTGTTGTGTAAATAACATTTCCTTGTGCGTCTAATACATCATGAGGCTGGTTCATATCCAGTTCTGCCACATTGGGAAATACATCTCCACCTGTACCTACTGCTATTCCCATGTACTCATGCTCGTATGCTCTAGGGTTTTTACGTTTTAAGTCCTCTGCCTCGTATAAGAACTCTTCTCCTAGCCAGTCCTGTGGTACTTGAGTATAATTTGTTCTAAATACAATGCTTCTACCATCTGTACTGTTAAACTCTAAGTCATCTGCATATTCGTTTGCCCAGTTGTTTTTACTAATAGGTGGGTTGAATGTTCTAATATCCCAAAACAAATCACCACCTCTCTTTGTGGACTGTGTTACCTTACGGAGTGCCTCTGGTCCACTAAACTGGTCCAACTCCTCAAACCATGTAATGCCAATATAACCAAATGGAAGTTTGATAGATTTTACTTTCATTGGGTCATCCAATCCCATGAATATAATCTGTTGGCCTGTTGGTAGATACACAATAGGAGTTGAATAGTTTTTTGGTATTTTAAATAAACTATCCAACCCCAATTTATATATTGCCCATGTCACCTGTGCGAATATTGATTTCTGTATTGTGTTTCCTACTTGTCTAAAACATACTGCGTGAATATTTGGGTATTGCATTATCAGTAAAGGTATCATGATACTGGCAAAGGAAGATTTTAAACTTCCTCTGCCTCCTGGTAGCGTATAATTGCTATGTTTATGTTTCATGATGTCAAAGAACAGGTCTTTATAAACCGGTGCTATAACATCTTTCATTTTTATCTCTACTCTTGGTTGTACGTCTAATTTCATACTTTAATGCTCCGCCATGTCTTAGGTCCACATATTCCATCAATAGTAAGACCCTTCTTTTGTTGGTAATTTTTAAGGCAATAGTCTGTCTCTCCGCCAAACTGTCCATCCAGGCTTAATGCGTATCCATTTTGGTACAGTAAATGCTGAAGTAAATATACTCCACCACCATCACTACCCTGATTTATTGTTCTGAGTCTTTCAGGACTGTACATTTTAAGTACTTCAAAATCCCATTTCCATAAGGCATTGTTTTTAACTGCTCTTATAAGTGTCTGTGCATAATCTGGTGCTGTTGCGTATCCATCTTTCTTTACATTAACACATGCTTCTTCATAATCCTGACAGTTCCTAAGGTTCTCATATCTCTTTAGCTTGTTAAACATAGCACTATGGTCATTTACACTCTCTTGCCAGCTAGGATACTTTCTGAAAGTCTGTATCTTTCTTTTCTTCACTCCAAGTTCATATTCAGTTGTCCACATACCAACGCCTTGACCATTATAATGTCCTTTAATTCCAAACAAGTTATTTGCTTTGGTAGTAAGACCACTATTGCCTTTATTACTTTCTATCAAACCCTGTGCTCCTGTTAAGGATGCCAATATGCCTGAAGCCATCATGTCCTTCATACAATACTGTTTAAATTCCTCGAGGAATGTTTTTGTTGTGTATGACATTATATTTCCTCCTGCCTTGCTACATAGTATCTAATGTCCATATTGCTTTCTAACAACCTTCTCATGTAAACCAGTACCTCATCTACCCACTTGCTAAATGTATCAAAAGATACCATCTTAGCTACTTCTGGAAATGTTGTTACAAATAAATCATATACATATCTTAATTTCAATGTTCCTGTCCCACCGCCAAACTCTTTTTCTGCCTGCATTACTGCAAACAATAGCCATTCCTTTACCTTTGATATTTGTTCCTCTGTTGGCATGTTTACGAACTTTTTCACATAAATAAACACTGCTACCATGGCACATGCCAATACCACTAATAAACTCCAGTTATCAATTATCCACTTCATTTGTTTTCCCTCCTATATACTTTTAATTTGAATTTCTTTTTACCTAACAACATTCCTGCCTGTACTCTATGGTTACCATCCATTAAAACATAATATCCATCACTGTACATTGCATAGATAGGCGTATTATTTTTTCCTTGATGTTCAACATCTTTGCCATCTAAAATACGCTCAAGACCTTTTCTATTTACCATATTTTGCCAAGTTCGTATTTTATCAGCTGACACATATTCTTCAGGAAGCTTTTTTCGCTTGGATACATTTAGCCTACTCCAAATCTTAGTAAGTTCGTCAGCTTCTTTACGTCCTATTTTCGGTATTTCCGATTTCATTAGGTTACTCAAAGCCGAAGGGTCTATTGTACCAAGTTTTTCTAAAGCAGTTTTTCTATTAAGAATATTAGAATCTTTTATCTTAGGTGCTTTAGACTGTGCAGTGTAATCATCATATATAGGTATGTGAACTCCGTTACGTGTTATCCACCCTTTCACTTCCCGCTTTTCTTTTTTCTTTGCCATACTCATTTACCTCTTTTCTTATACAATGTGTTGCCTGGTCATAATAATTAGTTAATGGTTCTACCAAATCTCTTACACATTCGTATCTATCAACACACTTCCATTTTCCATTTTTATGTTTATGTCGTGTATTAGGATAATTACACCAACAAGAACAGTCCCAGTTATTACTCATAAATCATACCTGTCCTCTGCTAATTCTACTTCTTCTACATCGTCCTGTTTCTCTTTACTCTTCATATACTTCTCATGTTCCTGCTTCAACTTCAATCTCTTCAGTAACGCACATAACAGTACCTCTCCACCAAATACACCATAAAACAAGGCATCGAGTACACTTGCCTCGGTGCCTAATTTATAGAATATAACAGTGTGTACTATCGTATATATAATAATACACACAAAACAGAAACCTATATATAAATCTAATGCGTGATATTTCTTGGTAGAACGTTTTTTGGTAGGTTTATTTTGTGTTTTTCCTATACTAGAAAAAACACTTTTATTTTCTACCAAATCATGTTCTACCATCTTCTTCCTCGCCATCGCCAGTATCCTCCATGCCGTCCCAGTTTAATGATATTGTTACTGTTGCCTGCGCTTTTCCTTCTAACTTGTTTGGTATATCTACCAATCTTTTTGCTAATTCATTTCCTGCTTTTATTCTTTCTGATAGAGGAGCATCTAATCCAAATTGGTCTTTTATTTCACCACGCATTGTTTTGGTATAAAATTCCATAACCTCTTCTGCTGTAGCTATGGATTTCTTGTGCATTTGCTCCATTCTCCAATTTATTTCTCCTACCACCTTTGGGGTCCTCAAAAGAGCGTTTGCCTGGTAATCCGGATTCTTACATTTATAACCTGCCTGTATTACTGCCTGTCTTTGGTTACCTAATTCTATATATTTATCAATAAATTTTGCTTGTAAACTGCTTAAATTATATCCATCATGTGTTTTTATTTTCTTTTGTTCATATATTGTAGTTTTTAATGTAGATATAGGTTTATGTTTACTTTGTTTAGTAGGTTTTTTATTTGTCGGTTTCTTTTTTCTTGCCCCGACCGGTTTTTTCTCTGCCATTTTTAATCACCTACCTTCTGTGTTTTTACTTCCTGTTGCAACTCTTTTAA